CGAAATGCAGTGTCGACATTGACTGGAACAATCACGTCAATTCAAGTCACAGCAGGCGGGACAGGTTACACTGCACCGACTGTTTCTATCTCAGCGCCCCAGACAGTTGGTGGTATTCAAGCTACAGCCACTGCGGTTGTAACGGCTGGCGTAATTACTGCAATCAATATTACTAATCCAGGTAGCGGTTACGTTAGTGCTACTGTGACAGTTACTGGTGCAAACGCAACCGTGGCTACGGCAACCGCTATAGTCACACAAGGCGGTATCAAGATCAACAATGAGTCTCACTATTTGACAGCCTTCGCCAATGGTCAGGGTATTACTGGTGAGTTTGCGGCTAAGTTCCCAGGTTCAATTGGTAATAGTCTAACTGTGTCCATGGCAGATGCTCAGTCTTTCGCGACATGGGCTTATCGTACACAGTTTGATTCTGCACCTGGTACATCAGCCTTTGCTCAGCGTACCGGTTCATCTGGTGATGAACTACACGTTGTCGTAGTTGATAAAAATGGAACTTGGACCGGCACAGCAGGTACAGTCATTGAGCAATTCGAGTTTTTATCTAAGGCGAGCAATGCCCGTCGTGAAAATGGTGCGACGGCATACTATCGTGATGTTATCAATACTCAGTCTGCATATGTCTGGTGGACTGATCATCCTGTAGCCGGTACCAATTGGGGAACCGAATCTAACTCAGTAGCATATACTTCAATCGGTGCCGCGGCAATTACACGTGAACTCCAGGGTGGCGTAGATCATTTTGTATCAACACCGGCACAACGAATCAATGCATTTGGACTATTCAGCAACGATGAGGAGTTTGATGTCAACCTAATTGCTGTTGGTAAATCAGATCCTATTGTTGCGAACTTTGTTATTCAGAATGTGGCAGAAGTTCGCAGAGATTGTGTGGCATTTGTATCAGCTCAACACCCAACAACAGGTGAAGTTCTTGTGGGTAATACCTCGGATATCACAGAGCAGATTGTGGCATATCGGAACTTGCTACCCAGCTCAAGTTTCTTTGTCATTGACTCTGGGTACAAATATATGTACGACAGATACAATGATACTTTCCGTTGGGTTCCACTCAACGGCGATATCGCGGGTCTATGCGCCCGAACTGACTTCACCGATGACCCGTGGTTCTCACCAGCTGGTCTAAACCGCGGTCAGATTCGCAATGTAGTCAAACTTGCTTTCTCACCACGCAAGGTAGATCGCGATAACCTTTATAAAGCCGGTGTTAATCCAGTGACTAGTTTCGCTGGTCAAGGTGTTGTTCTATATGGTGACAAAACTGGTCTAACTCGCCCATCGGCATTCGACCGAATCAATGTCCGTAGGTTGTTCATTGTTCTGCAGAAATCTATAGCCACGGCGGCCAAGCATCAGTTGTTTGAGTTCAACGACGACTTTACACGAGCACAGTTCCGTAATATGGTAGAACCGTTCCTACGTGATGTTCAGGGTCGCCGCGGTATTACCAACTTCCGTGTTATTTGCGATGAGTCTAATAACACACCAGAGGTTATTGATACCAACCGATTCGTGGCGGATATTTTCATTCAACCATCGCGTTCAATCAATTTTATGCAACTTAATTTCATTGCGACCCGCACTGGTGTTTCGTTCGATGAAATTGCCGGCTAATAGACTACCATAAACAGAATACAGAATAAGGAACTTAAAATGGCAAATATCAGCGCATTTAAGAGTCAGTTAATCCAAGGTGGTCTACGCCTGAATCAGTTCAGATGTGAGATTACATTCCCGGCAATCGTCAACGGTGGTGCTCTAGCAGGACAGAGACTCCAATTCCTAGCCAAGTCGGCGCAGGCCCCAAGTTCTGGCCTAGCTGATGTAGTAGTAAATTATCGTGGTCGCCCCGTCCACTTTGCCGGTGAACGAGAATTTGAACCATGGTCAATCGAGGTATATACCGATACCGATATGGGCGTCCGCAATGCATTTGAATCATGGGTTAATATGATTCAACGCGCAGATAGTACAATTGGTACTCAAGCACCGTTGCAATATCAGGTTGACATGTCAGTTATTCTTACTGATCGTAATGATAGACCTGTCAAGAAATATACCTTCAAGGATGCGTATCCAACCAATATTGGTTCTATGCAAGTTGACTGGGATACAAATAACCAGATTGCTATTTTTCCAGTTACATTCCAGTACAATTACTGGACAGCCGATGGTGTCCAAGGACAGTAATAAATAGACCGTAGTGTTTAATTATTAAGGTTTGTTATGCCATTTAATGTATTTGGTTTTACCATTAAGCGAACAAAGGATGTTACTCAGCCAGAGAACATCCCTTCAGTCGTTACCGCGGATCAACAGGATGGTGCGGTAGTTGTAGGTGCAGATGGCACAGGTTATTATGGGTACGCATTTAATCCGCTAGGCGAGATTAAATCTGAGCATGATCTACTCAGGCGGTACAGAGAGGTAGCTGCATTCCCTGAAGTGGACGAGGCTATTAACAATATCGTTGAAGAAGCCATTGTCTTTGATGATGTCAAGTTCCCAGTTGAACTAAATCTAGAGCGGACAAAGTTACCAGATTCAATCAAGAAAAAGTTTGTCCAAGAATTTGAATCAATTCTCCATCTATTGGAGTTTGACACCAAAGCCCATGATATGTTCCGTCAATACTATGTTGATGGCAAGGTGTACTTCCATCTAGTGTTTGATGGCGATAACTATAAAAATGGTATTGCTGACATTAGGTACATTGATCCACGGAAGATTCGCAAGATTAGAAATGTCAAGAAAGACAAGACGAAATCTGGTGTTGAAATTCAGACTACAATCGAAGAATACTACCTCTACAATGACAAGGGTGTAGATGATAAAACACAATCTGGGGCCAAGTTGACTCCAGATTCTGTTGTATATGTCAATAGTGGTTTACTAGATCAGAATAATGGTCTAGTGTTATCACATCTACAGAAGGCGATTAAACCCGCTAACCAGCTGAAGATGATCGAGGACGCCGTGGTGATCTATCGGCTCACCAGAGCCCCAGAGCGTAGAATCTTTTACGTTGACGTAGGTACTCTACCAAAGGGTAAAGCCGAACAGTACGTTCAAGAAATCATGAACAAGTTTAGAAATAGACTGATTTATGATTCAGCAACCGGAGAAGTTGCGGATTCTAAACGTCACTTATCAATGATGGAGGATTTTTGGCTTCCTCGTCGTGATGGCTGTTTCACTTTAGATACAAAAATTGACCTAATGGACGGGCGTACAGTCGAGCTTGGTCAGCTGATTGTAGAATATAAACTCGGTAAAACCAACTGGGTCTATTCTATCTCACCAGATGGTAAGGTAGTTCCAGGCATGATTAGCTGGGCTGGTGTCACCCGAACAAATACTGAAGTGATAAAGGTTACTTTAGATAATGGTGGGGTGATTATATGTACACCCGATCATAAGTTTATTCTTCGGAATGGTGTAAAAATTGAGGCTAAGGATCTAGTGCCTGGTTCATCGCTGATGTTATATCTACCGATTGATAACCCTAGAAAAAATGAACATGAACTGGAAGTTAAGGCCGAAGTAGAATGGAATAAACTGAAGACTGAACGTAATGTCGACAGTATTGATTCCGTTAAGCATAACCACGTTAACCTTGATCGGTCGGTAGTATCCGTTGAGTTTATCTCAGAACCACATGATGTTGGTACTCTGACAATTGATGAGAATCACATCTATCACGACTATCATAACTTCGCTCTAAGTGCCGGTGTGTTCGTGATGAACTCCAAGGGGACTGAGATTACCACCCTCCCCGCTGGTCAGAGTCTTGGTCAGATGGAGGACGTGGAATACTTTAAGAATAAATTGATGAGGGCATTAAATGTCCCCATCACTCGCCTTATCCCAGAACAAGGGTTCTCATTAGGACGGTCAAGTGAGATTACCAGGGATGAGTTAAAGTTCCATAAGTTCATTAAACGATTGCGTGCTAAGTTCTCAGTTCTCTTCATTGATGTCCTTAAGGTTCAATTGATAGCCAAGGGTATTATTAAGGTCGAGGAATGGGATGAAATCTCTAAACAATTGTTCATTGAATATAGAAAAGATAATTCTTTCAGTGAACTGAAAGATTTGGAGATTCTAAATAATAGACTAGAAGCATTGGGACGTATTGAACCATATGTCGGCAAGTATTACTCAAGGGCTTTTGTTCAAAAATCAATTCTTAGATTCACAGAAGATGAAATCGGTGATCTGAATACCGAGATGGAACAAGAAGCCACGGAACAACCAGAACAAGAACAACCAGATGAAGGACAAGGAAATGAATAAGGTAACTCAATTAATTGAATCAATCGCAGCAGGTAAATCCCTGGATATTGAGCGGCTATTTGAATCCATCTTGGCCGAAAAGGTTGCCGCTGCTCTGAGTGAGAAACGGATGGAGGTAGCTAAGAATCTGTTCGCCGAGGGCAAGGATGAAGATGAGGACGAGGACGAGGATGAAGATGAGGATGAGGACGAAGATGAGGACGAGGATGAAGATGAGGACGAGGATGAAGATGAGGACGAGGATGAAGATGAGAGTGATAAAAAAATTAATGAACTAAGCAAAGATACCCTAAAGTCATATATTAAGGGTGCCAGTAGACAAGCTACAACCCATTCCGAAATTGCTGGTAATCACCGTGAAACAGCAGATAAAATTCGTGACTTACCGGGTTCTAAACATTTTGTAAAATTTAACACAGATCAAGCCAATTCTAGTCAAAAGATTGCAGATAAGAGAACCAAGGGTATTACCAAGGCCGCAGATAAATTAACAAAATGACCACAGCAGTTTACAATATCCAAGGATCCGCTGTTATTAACATAGCGGATGCTTGGTACTTGAATGAAGAAAATATCTTTATTAGTGAAGAGGATAGTGCATTAGATATTCTTGAGGAAAGAATCGATAATATAAATACAAAGAAACAAGCGATATTAGATGAATCATTTAGTGTAGAACAGACTATTAAAATAATTAAAAAACATAATAATAAAGTCACACACGATCTATTGGAATCTTGTTTATCTCTTGCACTATCCAAATCCATCACTAATAGACCAGATGTTCTAGACTTAAGAAAAACAGGACTCACTATAGCCGATAAGTACATTTTTGTCATTGGTGAAGAAATGGTCGGATTGTCAGAATCTGATATTGAAGTTCTTAAATCTATACCATCGGAATTGTTAGAATCTATAACCGCTGATAGTCTAACAGAATTACTTAGAGAGACATACGCATGAAACGTGTAATGAAACTAACAGAGACACTTGGAATTATCAAGGTTGTCGGTACTGGTGTACATACTATTCTATTAAACAGTGACCTGTTATCACCAACTCAGATTCTTAGTGGACCGTTGGGTGTTGGTATTGCATTCATTACATGGTCAACCGGTGGTAATATTGCTATCTCCAGAAACGCTGAGAATTTATATGAACTGTTCACCAATGAAGGTAACTTTGACTTGTCGGGTAACGGCGGATTCTCTGATATGACACATGCTGCCAGCAATATCAATATCACAATCACAAATGGCGGTACGTGTATTCTGACACTTAGAAAAGCAACCGGATATGTCTCTAGAATCGAACCATTCAGATTCGGTCAGTATGATGATCCAACACGAGTGGGGGCATGATGAAATTTCTACGAGAGAGTTATTCCAGTGATATTCAAGTTATCACTGAAGGAACCGATGGCAAGAAGGACTTGTACATCAGCGGCATTTTCGCTGAGGCTGAACTGAAGAATCGCAATGGTAGGATTTACCCACGTGCTGTAATGGAGCGCGCGGTTAAACAGTATGTTGAAGATTTTGTCAGCAAGAATCGTGCCATTAGTGAATTATCACATCCAGAGAATCGTCCTCAGCCTAAACCCGAGTTTGCCAGTCACCTAGTCACTGAGTTGAACATGGTCGGTAATACTGTCAGAGGTAAGGCTAAGGTTCTTAATACACCCCAAGGTCAGATCCTTCGGGGTCTCCTAGAAGGTGGAGTCCAGATGGGAGTGTCCACTCGTGCTCTGGGTAGTCTCCGCGAGGGTAAGGATGGTACTAAAATTGTGGAGAATGATCTACAGTTATTTGCCATTGATGCAGTATCAGATCCCAGTTCGATCAATGCCTGGGTCGATGCTATTAATGAGAGTGCCGAATGGGTGATTACTGGTGATGGTAAAATCTTTGAACAAACAAAGACTGAGTTCAAGAAAGCCAGAATTACCGAAGAAAAGGCACTTGAGATGTTTAAGCTGTTCATGCTAAACATTAAATCACATTGATGGTTCGTCAGAAAATCATTTGTACTAAATATATTAAACAAAGGAAATAACATGTCCCTAGAACAAAAAATTGCAGAGTTAATGGAACAGGCCAAAGAGCTAGATATTAATAAATCGGCTGAAGAAAACCTAGATGCTATGTCTGATGATATCAATGATCTAGTTGAGAACAAAGAAGACTTAGATCAAACAATTGATCTGAGCGGCCTTTTCGAGGGTGAAGAACTGTCGGAAGAATTCAAGACAAATGTGACCTCTGTGTTTGAAGCAGTGGTCGAAGCCAGAGTTAAGCAAGAAGTTGCCCATATTCAAGAAGAATTAGAATCCTCTTTGCAAGCTAAGGAAGAGGAACTGATGGAGGGGTTAGTTGAAAAAGTTGATGGTTATCTCAACTATGTAGTTGAGCAGTGGGTACAAGAAAATGAAATTGCCCTTGAACGCGGCATTAAGCTCGATATTTTCGAGAGCTTTATTAGCGGCATGAAGGACTTACTAGAGTCACACTATATTGATGCACCAGATGAAAAGATTGACTTGATGGAAGAACTAGACAGCCGTGCTACAAAGCTTGAGGAAAAATACGATGCTGCATGTGCCGAGATTGTCGGACTTCGGTCAGCATTGAAGAATGTAGCCAAAGACACTCAGATCCGCGAAGCATGCGAAGGTCTGTCTGATCTGGAAGCAGCAAAGTTCATGCGATTAGCTGAGGAACTGGCATATGATGATGGTGATAGTTTTGTCAAGAAACTCTCAATTATCAAAGAGAACCTAGTCAAAACACACAAGCAAAAACCGATTCTTGATTCAGTAGTTACTGATTCACCGGTCGAATTACTTGAAGAAAAACAACTAGACCCAACAATGGCCCGTTATCTTAAAGCCATTCGTTAAACCATAAGGAAATAAAATGCAACCACAAGCTCGTGCAGACCTAGTTAAAAAATGGTCTCCTATTCTAGATCACGCCGATCTAGCCCCTATCAAAGACGAACACCGCCGTCAAGTGACAGCAGTTCTTCTGGAAAACCAAGAACGTGCTCAGATCGAAGAACGTCATGCACTATTTGAAACCCCAAGTAACTCCGGTGGCCTAGGTATCGCAATGGGCTCAGCTGGTGCAGCTGCCAATACCGTCGCCGGTTTTGACCCAGTCCTAATCAGCCTAGTCCGTCGTGCTGCTCCAGCAATGATCGCCTATGACATGATGGGTGTTCAGCCGATGACTCAGCCTACCGGTCTGATCTTCGCCATGAAGAGCCGCTACACTAGCCAAAACGGCCCTGAAGCTCTATTCAACGAAGCTGATACCGACTTCGCTGGTACAGGAATCCATGCGGGTAACCCTGGTGCTCCTGGTGCTACTACTGGTACTGGTCGCACAGCCCAGTCAGCAGAGGCCCAAGGAGCAACACCTGGTGATCCTTTCAACCAAATGGCATTCTCAATTGAACGGACCAGCGTTACTGCTCGCAGCCGTGCTCTACGTGCCGAGTACTCAGTTGAACTAGCACAGGACTTGAAAGCAGTCCATGGTCTAGATGCTGAGGCAGAACTGAGCAAGATCCTATCAGATGAGATCCTAGCTGAAATCAACCGTGAAGTTGTTCGTACCGTATATCGTGTAGCACGTCCCGGTGCTCAGATCGGCACTGCTACAGCCGGTGTATTCGACCTAGACGTTGACTCAAATGGTCGTTGGTCTGTTGAGAAATTCAAAGGTCTCCTGTTCCAAATTGAACGCGAAGCCAATGCAATCTATCAAGAAACTCGTCGTGGTCGCGGTAATTTCATCGTCTGCTCAGCCGACGTTGCTTCAGCTCTAGCCATGGCTGGTGTTCTAGACTATGCCCCAGCACTGTCAACTAACCTAACCGTTGATGAAGCTAGCAATACCTTTGCTGGTGTTCTGAATGGCAAATACAAGGTCTATGTTGATCCATTCGCTGCTAACCAGACTCCAGAGCAGTTCCTATTGGTGGGTTACAAAGGTACCAGCGCATTCGATGCCGGTGCATTCTACTGCCCATATGTTCCTCTGCAACTCTTCCGTGCAATGGATCCAAATACCTTTCAGCCAAAACTGGCTTTCCGTACAAGATACGGAATGGTAGCAAACCCATTCTCACAGGGCGGCGGTGCAGTGACAGCGGATCTAGTTACTGACGCTAACGTGTACTATAGAAAACTAAGAATTAATAATTTAATGTAATCAACAACTTGGAACATTTTCTTAAACAGGTACATTAAGATACCGATCCAAAAACTAAAGGGGCGTCAAGCCCCTTTTCTTTTGTCTGCATTATGTATTATAATACTAAATATAGTGTACCTCGCGGAATTACCAGTTCCCAGGCACTCTAGTCAACCCAATTTAAAGGAGTCTATATGACCAGCGAAGATATTTATGAAAAACAGGTTTCCCAATTGAAGGAAATCAGACTAAATCCGAGAAGAATGCACCAATCTTATTTGAAGAAACATGGGCTTTTTTCATTAATAATGGACAAAACCAGTGAACCCGGTTGCATTAAGTGGAATATAAGAGACCGAATTGATTTTATTATTGGAAAGACCAAGAAAATTGAATGTTATTGTGGTAGTGGAATATATCTTAAGCCTAATCACGAGTTTTGTTCTATGATATGTGCGGTTAATAATCCCGAAAATATCAAAAAAATGTCTAAAATTCAGACTGAGAATGCCCAGGTCAGAATGGACAAAACTAGAAAAACGATACTTGAGCGTTATGGGGTTAAATGGAACAATGATATCCCAGGAATTAGGGAATCAAAACGTGAAAAGAGAGAAATCGGGCGTAATCAGGCAAGAATTGAAAGAATGTCTAATCTAGGCCTAGACCCAGTATTATACACTGACAGAGAATATTTGATTAAAATCCGGGATGATTGTACCTCATTAAGTGGATTAAGTGAAAAATACTTTAATGGTGCTAGCGTTGTACTAATTCAGAGACATTATAAAGCATTAGGGTTAGATACATACCCTAAATCAAGCTCTGTAGCAGAAAATGACCTTGATTGCTGGATCCGTAGTCTGGGTTTCGAAACTACACGTAATAGTAGAACAATTATATACCCAAAAGAAATTGATATTTTCATCCCCGAGAAAAATTTGGCTATAGAGTTTAATGGAATATATTGGCACTCCACCAAAAAATTAGACAATGCTAAAGATGGTCATGTTATAAAGACAGAAATGTCTATAGATTCTGGCATAAATTTAATCCATATATTTGAATCAGAATTGTTTCATAAGCCAGAGATTGTTAAATCCATTATTCATAACAAACTCGGTTTAAGCAATAAAATATATGCCAGAAAAACTACTGTTAAGGAAATTAAATCTACGGTAGCCAAAACCTTTTTCGAGGAGAATCATTTACAAGGTCATGCTATAGCCAAACATTATATTGGGTTGTTTTTAGGAAACGAGCTTGTCATGTGTATATCTATTGGAAAAAGTAGATTCGGCAAAGAATGTAATCTAGAATTAGTCCGCATGGCTAACAAACTGTATACAACCGTGGTAGGCGGTTTTTCAAAATTGTTAAAATATGTTAGAAAAGAAATTACAGTTGAACCAATTTTAACATACTGTGATAGAAAAATATCTAATGGAAAAACCTATGAAAAATTTGGTAGGTTTATACGTAAAACAGAACCAGGATACTCTTGGCACAGTTTTAACGGTTGGTTCTCACGGTATCAGACACAAAAACACAAATTAGAAAAATTAATACCAAAATTCTATGATGCAAACTCAACAGAAAAACAAATGATGGAGCGTGCTGGTTATTATCAACTATATGACTCAGGAAATCTAGTTTATATTTTAGACTAATTGGTCGAACCATCTACACCAATGGTATTATTGAGATTAAAAAGCACGAACACCCTGGAGAAGGTTGGTGGGAAGGTAGGAAACCTAGGTCCGATTCTCATTCTATTAACCATAGGCAAGCAACATCGGCAAAAAGAAAAGATACCTATGTCGTCAATGACGGTCAGACCAACATCTACCTAAAGAAGGGAAGCCCAATTCCAGAGGGTTATGTTCTAGGTATGGCCCCGAAGAAGAAACATTAATACTAAGTCAGATAATGAGTTGGACCATCAAATTCAATATACAGTTGTTGATTGTTGGCCTCAACAATATAATCAATTCTATACTTTTCAAGACGAAATTGTGGCGTAATCTTTGAATCTGGAAATAGGTATCCCAAGATTCCTTTGAGATTAGCTTCAGAAAGTTTGACAATGTTCATGATATTTTCTAGTGATATGTGTACATTATATCACACTAAAATGAACTAATACTTGTCTAAAGAACAAGTATTTTCTCACTATAAATCATATAATTTCTAAATACCACAACACCAATAAAGAACACTACATGGCAGCACTATCCCTATCAGAATTGAGAAAACGTCCCGGGAGGATAGAAACTTTAGTCTCTAAATTGAAACTAAAGGAACCGTTGCTGACTGTTTCTAATAAGAAGATAGTATGTGATGCCCTGATTGCTAATCAAGAACTGTACACCATTGATGATAGAAACTATGCTAAAGTGGTGGACATGATACGGAATTCCAAGATCAATAATAATGTCCAGCTGAGGGTACTTGGCGGGGGTCTAGTGAAACTGACTGAGTTGTTGAAGTCCGCAGACTTCGGTGGGGCTGGTGCTAGTGCCTCTGGGGCTACTAGGGGTAACAGAGGGGATATGGCAGAGGCTATATTTGCCTCGGCTATAGTTGCCAGATTTGTTCATAAGAATACCCCAGTCACATCTATTAGGGTACATGATATTCTCGATAAAATTCAATCAACTAAACAGCAACAAACTATAGCCTTCAAGAGCAAGAATGTCAATGATTCTATACAGGACGATGTAATCTTTATTCTGGGACTGGCTATTGCTAACCTAAAGGCTCTTCAAGATAAAGTTATTCGGGATTCTCTAGAGGATGTAGTACAGAGTTCAATTAAGTATGCCAATTCAAAAATAGTATCAGATTGGGCTAAACTATTATATGAGAATAATGTCTATAATCTCATTGAGGTAATAGCAGATGGTATTGGTGATCAGACTGGTACTAAGGTTGATGTCAGATTAAAGGTGGATTCCATACCCACGAATATTAATGTCTCACTTAAGGCTGGTGATGTTAAACAGTTTGGACAGGTCGGTGGCTCAGGATTTGATAAGCAAGAATATTTATGGGAAAAATTATGTGGTCTAAAGTTAACACATATTAAGAATGGATATGAGGAGTTAAGGGTCAATAAAAAACCCGAAAAGGCTCTTGAACTTGCATACAAAACAGCCGCGGATGAGTTTAATAGGAATTATAGATCAAAGAAAGATTCAATTCTAAATAGTTTCTCCGAGGGTATATTATTCTTTAGTACATTGCATGAGGAAAGTGTCACACTAGTTCAGTTAAACAAATCTGATGCCAAGATTTATAACTTCGGGAAGTTAAAGTCTATATTAACATCTGAAAATATAGAACTAGAGGCAGTTTATCATGGAACCAAAAGTTGGCCAGAATTTCATATTGTAGATAAAAAGAATCCTAATAACATCCTACTTGTAGTGAGAACTAAGGCCGAGAATAAATCTAATGGTGAAATTTACATTAGAAATTATGTTGAAAAGGGACCCCTAATGGGGAAATTAGTAGCAAAATATGCAGACTGATATGAAAACATTTAAAGAGTACATTAACGAAACCAGTTGCCGCGGCAACTATGTGGCAATCAATGCTCCAGATTTAGATTATGTCTGGAGAATGTTTGGTGTTCGACCACCTAAAACAGGTAGTTCACCGCCCAGAGGAGATTATCATTGTACACTAGTCTATTCTAAGGAATCAAATCTGGACCCTACAGATAGTCTAGAGAAGATTAATTCGGTTGGTGTGACATATCCTATTCTAGCTGGCATTACTCATTTCTCAGTATTAACCGATAGTGATACTGGAAAGGCTTGTCTGGTGGCTAATCTAAATGCCTCGGCTATTCATAAACTGCATGATGTATGTCGTGGTCTTGGTATGGGTCATTCATACACTGAGTACAGTCCACATATTACATTAAGGTACGGGATGGACCCAGATGAGGCTGAAGCATATGTTGAGGAATTGAATATGAGACCAGTTCAAGATTCCGGTGCTCACTTTGATGTCAGACTAGAGAAAATCCGGTCAGAACGTATTAACAATAATTACATCTGATGATAGTCGCCCGGCGCCCAAATGAAATCAACCCATTAAATCCCAATGGGTTTCTATTCTCTGTTCAAAAGTTACCAGAGGTGACATTCTTTGTTCAAGATGCAGAGTTACCGGCTATCTCAATTGGTACAGTAACTCAGGCTACACCGGTCCATGATATCAAGATTCCCGGTGAGACTGCCGAGTTTGATAACCTGACTATTACATTCCTAGTTGATGAGAAGTTTATTAACTGGAAGGTCATCTACGGCTGGCTGATTGGTTTAACATATCCAGAGGGACATGCAATCTATAGAGCATTCTTAGCAGCAGAAAGAAACTCCCAGAGTAGAACCGAGATTGCTAAGGGATACTCAGATGCCACACTAACCGTTCTTGATAGTGCCAATCATCCAGTACAGAGTATCAGATTTGTAGATTTATATCCCACTAGTCTATCCGCTTTGCAATTTAGTTCTCAGAATACCGATGTGCAGTACCTTAAGGCTACCGTCAACTTTGCCTATTCATTCTATAGGTTAGATATACCAGATCCAATTCCATTACCAAAACAATGGAGATGAACAAAGGGACCACTCGGTCCCTTTTCTTTTAAGAGTAATCCCAGATTACATGATTAGGTAATCCTCTACCACCTAGACCAAGATGTAAAAATCGTGGGTGGATACCGATTCGAGTAATACCATGTTTTAATGCAAGTTGAACTAAACGGAACCTATCTGCCCCATTGTCGCAAGCAATATCGGCACACATTCCCTGGGTGTGTTCGCCGTTGCTATGCGTCTTCCTAGCCTCAACGGGGTGGGTAGGATGTCTAAATCCGCTTGTGACACGCATGGGTCGACCATGTTCTGTCCGAATAGCCTGCAGAACAACCATAAACTCATGGCGCATCTCATTTAATCCGGTATGGCGGCAGTTGAATTCAGCTTGGCTAAAGTTTGGGTATGTACCCCATCTTGCTAGTGTCATATCATCTCCTAAATAGTTTCATGGATAACTCTATTTAATACTATGATGACACTTGAACAACTTCGGAATGAATGGGCTATAGATTGTGACATTGATGATCTACACCTAGACAGGGCAGCAGGTAAATCCCCGCATTTACATTCAAAATATCTTAATGAACTGATTCAGGTCAAGTTAAAATTGACTAAAACAGTATTTGACCTTAACCAACTCAGAACTAAAAAGATCAAGTATTTCCGTGGAGAAATGACACGTGAAGAACTGCAGGAACTCGGCTGGGAACAATGGCAGTATAAAACCCTCAAGTCAGATATAGATCAATTGGTCGAATCTGATACTGATGTACAAACTATTCAAGCTAGGGTAGAGTTCCTAAGGGCAACTATATATTTCCTAGAATCTGTACTTAATGAAATTAAGACTCGTTCATTTCATATCAAGAACATAATTGAATTCCAGAAATGGCGCAGCGGGAATTAACTAAATTCATCCGATGTTATGACTAAAAACAATAAATTGGGAATAACTGGAAGAAGAGGGCTGGAGCATGATCAAATTTGTACAATATAATGAGACACACATGAAAGTATTGTGTGATGATCCCGGTGTAGCATTGGAGATTCAAGAGTTCTTTTCGTTTATGACCCCGGGTGCTAAATTCACGCCAAAGTTCAAGGCCAAGCTCTGGGACGGAATTATAAGATTGTACAATCTAAGAAACAAATGCCTTTATAAAGGATTATTACAGGTTGCTATTAAATTCTGTCGAGATAGGAACTATGAGTTCACTATTGACCCTAAGCTGAATTCAAAATCAGGTATAACTGAGGAAGAATGTACTCGGTTCATCGACAGTCTGGAGTTGGCTAGTAAAGGTAATCGGCTGGAGATTAGGGATTATCAATATGAAGCCGTGACAAAGATGCTAGAGACCAAACGGAATCTAGCAATAAGTCCCACATCATCTGGCAAGAGTATGATGATCTATGCCAAGATGAGATACCATCTTGATCGGTTAAATCATCGTGTTCTAATTGTTGTACCGACCACCATGCTAGTTGAGCAACTGTTTAGTGACTTTAAGGATTATTCAACTATTAACGGTTGGGATACAGAGAATAACATTCAGGTCCTCTATTCTGGTAAGGAAAGAGTATTCACCAAGAATGTAATGATCAGTACATGGCAGAGTTTACATGCCATGATTAAAGGTCAGCCAGATAGCTTCAGGGCTATAGCAGAAAATGTTGATGCTCTAATTTTAGATGAGAGTCATAGATATTCGGCATCTGTTGTTTTATCTACAATGGAAAAATTTACCCGAACAGAATGGAGAACAGGCACAACCGGAACAATAGATGGTTCGAAAATAAATGAACTATCCCTAGTAGGTCTAATGGGTCCGATCTATAGAGTCATCACGACAAAAGAATTGATGGATCGAGGTCAGGTCAGTAAACTAAAGATCAAAGCATTGTTATTAGAATACCCACCAGAAATAAGAAAAACAATGAGGGGTCTCAAGTACCAAGATGAGATTCAATTCCTAGTCTCTAATGCAGCTAGAAACAAGTTCATCGCCAATCTAGCCAAAGCTGCAACAGGTAATACACTAATTCTATTCAACTTTGTCTCAAGTCATGGTGCGGTACTATATGATCTGATTAAAGCCAAGCTAGGGGACACAGATAGGAAAATCCATTTTGTTCATGGTGGTACAGATATTGATGACCGAGAGCAAATTAGACTAATGGTTGAGAATGAATCAGATTCAATCATTATAGCAACATCTAGTCTATTTTCAACTGGTATTAATATGCCAAGCATTGAGAACATCATCTTTGCTATCCCATCTAAATCTACTATTAGAATTAGACAGAGTATTGGTCGTGGACTTAGATTAAAAAGTGGTAAAGAGTATTGTACTCTGTATGATATAGTGGATGATATCAGTTCTAAATCTTGGAAGAATACTACGCTTAATCACTTCCATGATAGAGTCTCAATATATGACTCTGAACAATTCGATTGGAATCTCACTAGAGTACCAATGGGTATGTTTCTCTAGTAATTCCATTTATCCGGCTTTATCTGCCACGTATAATTATTCTGGAGTGCTACTAAAAAATAAACCTCTAGAGATTCCTGATTTGGTTTCTCTAGAGGTTTCCTTGTTTGGTGTATCTTGTTTTGTTCCAGAATATATACTCTAGAAACCTTAGAGGGATTCTAGAGGAGATTCTAGATAGAACTTTAGTTCCGTTATATGTATTATAACACAGAAAAAGACAAGATATTATAATATTGACTCAAAACAGTACTATTTTTGGTCAAAACACAACAAATATTTTTATCGGGGTTCAAGTTCCGATAAATTTTGTTAATCGGTCTGGAAAATAATATTCCTATACACGATGATATAATAGGACTATGTTAGTTTAATCACTATTGACTATATGCCTAAAAAATACAATGCCCCCTTCGTCCCGATTAAACCGGTCGATGAATCAGCCCCAGCCCACTATGTTAATAACAAGATCTTCCTAGAAGAGGTTGTTAAGTACCGCGAGCAATACTATGCTGCTATTGAAGCCGGTTTAGAAAAACCGAGGGCAAACCGATACCTCGGGGAATGTATATACAAGATCGCACACGGGTTAGCCACCAAGCATAATTTCCGTAATTATAGTTACATTGATGATATGGTGTCGGCTGGTATCGAGGCTTGCATCTCCAATCTTCATATGTTTAATCCGGAAAAGTCTCAGAACCCATTTGCATACTTTACTCAGTCGTGCTACTATGCCTTCCTCTATGTTATTAAATCGGAGAAACGTGAGCACAATAAGAAACATCGAATGATTTTATCGGGTGGTGTAGAGTCATTTGATACTGATGAGGATGATGGGGAATTCACGATGTCCCTGAATGAGTACATTATGAGTTTTGGTGATGAGTTACATGAGGAGAAGAAGAAAAAGGACGTTAAACCGGGTCCACTTGAGGGGTTCTTTGAATGACTCGGGTTATTCTACTGGGTGATACACATCTATCGGCTAGATCGGGTAGCGGTAAGTTTAGCAGATTCTTTAATCGGTTCTTCACAGAATGTCTTTACCCTTATGTCAGAGAACATAGGATTAAGGAAATCTATCAACTCGGTGATCTATTTGATAATAGAGTCTCACTATCACTTAAGGCTTATCATGCTTGCCGAGATTCATGGTTTAAACCCCTAGAGGAATTAGGCTGCACGATGCATGTTCTATTGGGTAACCATGATATTGTTCATAAAAATACATTGGAGATTAATAGTCCCAATCTATTACTAGATCAATATAAGAATGTCAATATCATTGACAGGCCAACTAGAATCGGTGAATTTGATATTATTCCCTGGATATGTCAGGAGAATGAATCCTTGGTTTTCGAGGAGTTCATTAAAAGGCCAGACGCAGCTAGATATTGTCTAGGACATTTTGAGTTTTCTGGTTTTGCCATGTACCGTGGTTCAGAGGCCATGCACCATGGATACGATTCCGCGGATTTTGATAGGTACGAGATGGTATTCTCTGGGCATTACCATCATAAATCACGGCGTGGCAATATCCTATATGTCGGAACACCATATGAAATTACTTGGTCCGATTATGCCGATCCAAAGGGGTTTCATGTCCTAGATACAGATACAGGTAAACTGGAGTTTATTCAGAATCCATTTACTATGTTCTATAGACTCGTTTATAATAACGGGTGGTCTGGTGATATTAGTCAATTAAAGGAAAAGATTATTAAGGTTGTGGTTCAGGAAAAGGGTGATGTTTACCTGTTTGATCGATTCATTGATTCAATTAAGTTAGTTGGCCCGCATGACCTGGTTATAGTTGAGAAGATGGATGAGTTCAAAGAGGGTGAGATTACCCCCGAGACACACTTGGAAGACTCCTCGGCTATTATCAACAGTTATATTGATAGTATTACTACCGATGTAGATAAGACTAAAATCAAGAGTTATGTCCAGTCTCTATACAATGAAGCATTGACCTTATGATCGTATTCAAACAGATATCTCTTAAAAACTTTCTCAGCTTCGGTAATGTTCCTACAACATTAAGACTCAATTCACACCCGAGTACACTTATCATTGGACGCAACGGATCGGGTAAGAGTAGTATAAACTGCGATGGTGTTTGTTATGCCCTATTTGGTAAACCGTACCGTAATATCAATAAACCACAATTAGTTAACTCAATTAATCAAAAGAACTGTCTAGTTGAACTTGAACTAGATGTTAATGGTATTCCATATAAGATCATACGTGGAATGAGACCAGGGGTCTTTGAGATTTATTGTGATGGTAAGTTATTGAATCAGGATGCCGCTATTAAAGATATGCAGGAGTACCTCGAGACGAATATCATCAAGCTAAACTTCCGCACATTCTGTCAAGTTGTTATTCTGGGTTCAGCTGGGTTCACCCCGTTTATGAAACTACCAGCTCAGAGCCGCCGCGAAGTTGTTGAGGATGTATTAGACATTGGTATCTTCAGTAAAATGAACGGGATTCTAAAGGAACGAGTTGCAGCAACAAAAGAAGAACTACATGTCATTGCTGCATATATTATCGGGGCGAAGAAGGAAACTGAAGCTCAGAAACGAATTATTGAAATTATCCAGAAGAATCAGACAACTAAGGTTCATGAACTAACCGGTGAGATTGAACATCTGACACTAGAACAGTCCGCAGCCATTAAACATCATCGGACATTAACCGATGAATTGAGTTCATTGGATTATGCTACACATGAACTGAATAAGATAAAGCGGAATGAACTGACTAACTCTATTCAGAATTCTAGATTGGAAATTGACAGGTTAACTAGAAAGTTAAAAGAAATCACTTCCCTGAATAAGTGCCCAGCATGCCTACAGGGTATTGAGCATGATCATAAGGATTCTATTCAACAGACATTTACATCTGATATTGAAACCCTATCGGCTGATGTAGATCGGCTTCTGCTAGAATATAATCCATGTGTTGAACAGGTTCAGTTATTTGACTCTAAGGTCTCTGCGCTAAACAAATCTATTGATCAGTACAAGGGTGAAATTACCAGATTAAAATCTGCGATTCGGGTTAAACAGCAACAGATTGAGAAGATTAAAGCCGATACCGGAGATATTGAGACTGAGACTTTAAAACTAAAAGAAATAGCATCCAAGGCTATTAGTCTTATTCAACGTGAGAAAGAACTAAAGGAAGAAAAACGGTTACAGGATATCTCATTAGTCCTATTAAAGGATGGGGGTATTAAAACTGCAATCATCAAAGAATATCTACCGGCACTTAATTCTATTATCAATAAGTACCTGTCGATGTTCGACTTTTTTGTCAACTTCAATCTGGATGAGTCATTTAATGAGGTTATTAAATCACGCGGTAGAGATGAGTTCAGTTATGCCAGCTTCAGTGAGGGTGAGAAGAAGCGGCTAGACCTAGCGATCCTTCTGGCGTTCCGACATATTGCTGCCATGAAGAACTCAGCCAAAATCAACCTACTGATCATGGATGAGGTCGTGGACTCTAGTCTTGATCTAGAGGCTCGGGCTAAATTCTCAGAACTGATCAATACAATGACGGATAGTAACATTTTTGTCATTAGTCATACTGATACCTCTCCTGATGCTTACTCCGCGGTCATACAGGTTGAGAAGCATGGAGATTTTTCTACATACCGGTACATCTAGTGAGATTTTATTCGTATCCTGTGTTATAATAGGACCATCGAAACGATCGGAGTATAGTATGCTAATGTGGCAAAATCTTTCCAAGGCCCAACAGCGATGGGTGACATTAGTTGAGATGTTCTACCCGGAGGTAGAAGATACTGTGACTTTCCAACAGATACATGAATTCCATGGGTTCTTCAAGTCTAAACGGACAGAGGGCCCTAAGTATAAGGTGGGTCTAGCCTTATGGATGATCACTCACAATGCTATCTCACGGGGTGTATATTTTTTCCCTTCCCAGAAGAACTCATTGGATATTGAACCAGATGAACCGGTGGAGGTTGACCCAGAACTGGAACCACTATATCAACAGGAGTTAATGAATTATGGAATCAAAGGACGTAGTGTTCCTGCTTAAGAAGCGCGCTGAAATCCGTAGGCTAATACCTACTCGCAAGTCAGTTCAAGAGGGTCAGCCGGACCGTATTGCTGACCTATTGGAGTTGGCGGCAGCCGAAATTGAACAATTGAGGAAAGACTTA